CGGATGGCTTCACTAACTCCACCACCGTTTCCACCGTTGCCATTACCATTTCCATTAGAGCCGTTTCCATTACCATTGCCGTTGGAATGTCCATTTCCGTTGCCATTACCATTTTTCTTTTTGTAATCATCACGAACTAAAAAACCACCACGAGCGGTGTGATAACCACTTGGGATAGGTTTGCATTTTTTATCCTGATTACAATAGTATTCACCTGGAGGACACTTTTTCATTAAAAAATAGACTCTGTATGTTTATTTATAGTCCTATAACTGTTAATGGATCAGTCATAACTGTTGCAACACCAGCATTAGAGTCAAATTGAACCCTATTGCTTTCATAATTTAAAGTGGTCATATTACCCAAACTAGTTCCATCACTAGAAATACCAACTGCTCCTGTGCTATTAACATTACTAATAAGTCTAGGCATTTGCTGTCTCCAATACCGAAAGAAGAATTTTTAAAGTAGTATTAGCACCTGCTTCTGCTACAATAGAATCACTTGTTTCTAATACCAATTTACCATCTAAAGGAATATACGCATCTGCAACAGGAACACTAGCTCCTTTAATTATTTCGTTAGTTGTACTACTTCTTACATGAGACATCGTAAGTGTAGTTGCTGCTGCAGCATAATTTGTTATATGTGCATATAAAATAATGCCAGTATATCCTGTTGGTGCAGTATATATTGTTGCGCTACTTGTTGTAAGTGTAGCAGTATGTGTTTTAAATCTGTTGAGTGCGAGTGCCATATTAACTTAATGCTAGGATAAACGGAGTCATTTCTGAGAACAAACTCTTACTAAAGGATCTTCCACTAATTGTACCAGTTTCTTGGTCAATTTGTAAATCATCACCTATTCTAAAATTACCTGCTTGGTCTGTACTTGTATAAAGAACCTTACCACCATCTTCGGTAATAACTTCATTCTTTTGATCAAGAACACCACCTCTTTTTGGAGTAGCTTCAGTAATAAGATTACCTGCACCAACATACTCAAATGTATGAGAACTAGCAATAATTTTACTTTGTTGTTGGAAATATGCAGTAGAACCAACTCCAACTGTATTAAGTAAATTTGTAGCAAGTGTTAGTGTAGTTATTCCTGATGACACGGCTGTCGAACTATTTATTACATAATAAAGAGGATCCATACTAGCAGTTGCGGTTGCAGTATTGATACCAACATTAGGTGCTGCTATTGTCACATCAGGAGTTCCAGTATACTGACTTCCACTACTAATAATAGTAACTGATTTAATTGCCTCATCTTCTACTGTAGCAAATGCTGTTGCAGTCTCTCCATTAGGACCAGAAGGTGCTTCAACAGTTACAGCAGGAGTAGAAGTATATCCAGTTCCTCCAGCACTTACTGCAATAGTTTTAACTTCTTTATACAGTTGGTCAAAGTAAACCATCTGTCCATCATATGGTCTATCAACATCAATCTTTGCTGTTCCAGCAGATGATCCTGAACCAACATAAGTATGTGTTAATGTTGAAATACCAACGTTAACCACAAATGAAGTAGTTGATGGGATTGAGTCTACAGTAAAAATATAAGGTCTCTTATGTGGATATATTTTAGATCCAAACTCACATGTTAATCCAATTCCAGCAAGAGTAACTCCCATTCCAACTAAGAAATTATGTGCAGCAGTTGTAGTTACTGTAGCAACACCAATTTTATTATCATAAACAAAATTATTAATTGTTTTTTCAGGAGCAAAAGTATCAACGTTTACTATAACTTCATCTTGTGAAACGGCAGCTGCAGTTGTGACAAAACCAGTATATTGAAGATCACTAACACCTTTAGCAACTAAACCTTTAGTACCAAAACTACAGTTGCTATTTGCTATATCTGCTTGACCACCTTTATCAACTCTAACTGCTTGATCAGTACAAATAGTGAATAAAGAAACTAATTGAGCAAATCCTCCATTAGTAACAGCAACACCAATACCACCTTGGTTATATTGTGTAAAGGCATCAACGTTCATAGATCTTAGAAGTCTTGCCCGATCACCATCAACATAAACTCCAGTACCAGTAGTAGTATCACTAGTACAGTTTTGAATATATGGACCTTTCCATTTTCCACCACCTACATTCTCTGCTATTTCATCAGTTGGGAATGCAACTGCAGCAGCAGGAGCAACATGACCTGTGAAAGTCATATTTGCCAACTTAACAGCTTTTCTTACATGGAAAAGATCACTAGTTGTTGTGCTTGGAGTAACCTGTACTGTTCTTTGATCATCTCCCACAATAGAAACAAAAGCGGGAACCGAAATAGGATTAGATTCAGTATATTTTCCAGAAAGAACTTTAACTGTAGTCCCTGATGAAGCAGCTCCAACTGCAGCTGAAATTGTTAGAAAAGCATTATCAATAGACGTTCCATTATTTGTATCTACCCCATCTTTCGCAACATATAATACGTTTGGTGCTGAGTTGATACCAGTTGCAGATGCATCAAGTGTTACATTTTCACCAATTACAATAGTAGAATTGGAGACAGTAACAAGACCAACATTAATTTGATTATTTTCACCATCAATAGTAATAGATGATCTACCAACAGTGAGGATACCCGTAATCCTTGCATCACCATCAACTAATAATGCGGTAGTACCTACACCTATATGTACGGTTCCTACTCCAGTACCAGAACCAAGAGTTGTTATTCCTAATGTCTTAGTATTTCCATCAACATGTAGATCAGATCTAGCAGTAATAATACCAAGAGATTCTATATTTTTTACTTCATTATAAGTGACAGTTCCACCAACTGTAATATTTCCATCAAAATATGCTACTGTGTCAGTTGTATTTCCACTCCCAACATACAAGTTATATTCTGATCGTGCAGTAGTTGCAATACCTACATTTCTAGTAGTATGAACACCAATAGCATTAGATGACCAAGTTCCACCAACTCCTGTAGCACCAGTAACGGTTTCAAATACAAATTTCTTACCTTCTGGTTGAGATGTATCCACAGCAAGATACATTCCATCATAAGCATTTAAGTTAGTAGCAATACCAACAATATCATCAAGATATTGGAACTTAGATTCACCACCTCCACCTATTGCAGATAGTTGTTGTTGAACTCTATTAACAAATACTTTATAATTTTTTTCTAAATCACCTACCGTAGCATAATCTGTTTCATCAAAAGTTTCTTGTTGTTCTTTTAATTGTTTTTGACTTAATTTTATAGTCTCAACTAGTTTTGATAAATCTGAAATACTACGAGATGTTGTTCTATATTCACTTTCAAACTTAGAAGATAATGATGATACATTCTTTTCTATATCATGAATATTATCATCATAATATTTTACTTCAGGAAGATTTGATATTTCTTCTTTTAGTCCTTCAAAATATGACTTAAGTTCTTTATTAGATTCATAATATTTGGCACTACTTTCATTTATTTTTTTCTCAATATTTTGTCTTGCTTCATTCAGTTTACTTAATACACTCTTCTTCAGTAATCTGTCATCATTTTTAAACTGATTGTGATGATCCCATATTCTCATGGAACAATCTTTCAATTCTTCAGTTATTTTATCCTTTACCTCTTGTAAATTATCCTTTACTTCATCAATTTTAACTCTACTCTCAAAATCTTTTATATCAAAGGATTCTGATAAAGCATCAATATCATAATTTATCTTTGTATTGAAAGTATCTACTCTATCACCTATTGCAGTAATATCTAATTCATACTCTTTAAAAGTTTTTCCTATCCAAGTAAAATCAGGAACAACATCTTCCCTAACCTTTTGAATTTCTTCTCTTATAAGAACAAAATCATTTTCGTAATATTTTGGTTCTGGGAGATTTGTTACTTCTTGTTGAATAAGATCTATCTTATCTTCAATACTATCAATCTGTTCATCATAGTATTTTACTTCAGGAAGATCTTTTACAGATGTTCTTAAAAGACTTATCTGTTCACAGATAGATTCTACTTCGTTATCATAATCTTTAACTTCTGGAATATTTTCTCTTACTTGCTCAATATGCTCTGCAAGTTGCTTTAACTCTTCATCATAATATTTTACTTCTGGAATGTCTGGGATACTTTCCCTGACATCATTAACCATCCGAACTAATTCAGACCATTCAGGTGCTTTTACTACATCGGTAACTTCTAAAAATGGATTACCATCTGCATCATCTATAATTTGTATATCTTCTTCTTTTACTTCCTCTTCTTCAATATAATCTTCTACGGAAGGTAATTCTTCTTCTACCTCCTCTTTTAAAAAATCTTCTACTGAGGGTAATTCTTTTGAATCATCCCAATCATTTATGGACGGCAACTTATCGTCAGGCATTTTATTAGTAAATAATACTTTGGGATTTCTCTCCCATTAAGTTTATTTATCTTCTTTAGGTACTCCGTTTTTTAGGAGTTTTGCAAGTTCTGCTGTGGAACCAACAAAGAGTGCATTATTAACTGTGTTTGGTCCTTTTTGTGGAGCATCTTCATTAACGTCTTTAACTTTCTTCTGAAGATCCATTAACTTATCAGTTGCATCTGAAACACTCTTAATCAACTGTCCTGCAACCTCATATGCCCTTGGCATCTCACTATCCTGTGCAAGTTCAAGAATACCATTAATTGCTTCCTGACCCTTCTCTATGATGCTGTAGAGATTGCCACGAGTATACTCATAATCTTTTTCAATATCATCTTTAGTTAATCTATCTGGTTTCTCTCTATCAACACCAACAACCACATCAGTCTCATCGACTTCCACTTCAGTTGGTGTAATATTGAAAGCATCATCTAAATTGTTTTTCACGGTTAATCTCCAGTTATAGTACCACTAAATCCAAAGTCATCACCTTCCTCAACTAATACATTATCAGCAGAGGTAATAGATTTGACTTCTGTGCCACCTATGTGAGCAAGTTTAGTTGTACCATCCTGACCTCTCTTAACAGTAATCTTATTAGTATCAGAGTCCTTGGATTTAACATAAACTTCCTCTCCACCAATATCTAGGTAGACACTAGTAGATCCAGAAGATGCTGTGATATTAGTTACATCATTAAGTTCAATAACAGTTTGAGTCTTAGTAATATCTGCTGCTAAGTTAGTAAGGACTGTTCCATCATAGTTCTGGATTGCTCTAGGAACAACAGAGTATGTAAGATTGCGTTGTGCGTTGGATGTATCTGTACCAGTAAGGTAGTTGACTGTAGACTTTGTAATAATATCCTTGGAAGCATCTGAAACAGGACCAAAGAGGTATGTCTTAGCAGTAAATCTCAGAGTATACATAAGAACTCTTCTTGATTCAAAGTCTCCCTCATAATCATCCTGCATAGTAATATTTTCAAGAACTATAGGAATATCTCTCTTCTCTTTTATAGAACCAACTAAGTTGACTGTAAGATTATATGATGGTTGAAAATATGGTAATATCTGTTCTACAATTTGTAATGCATCATCATTTAATTTACACATAATAGCAAGTTCAAATTGCATATTATATGGAACTGGCATATAAACTTTCTTCTCATCAGGAGTATCTGAATCTGGATTCTGAACTACAATCTTTTGAGTAGTAGTAACCTTTCTAGAAGGGTCATAAGTCAAACCAGTAAACTCAAAAGACATCCTTGGTAAAGATAAGGATGTTGCTTTATTGAGATCGGGTGATTGAGTTAATCTTGCTAAAAACTTCTGAGTAGGTCCATAGGCCAAAGGAACTCTTAATGGTGATCCATCCTGTTTGATAGAGATGCCATTAAATAGAGTACCAAAACCAATAATGGTTCTCCTCAAAATTTCGTTATAAAAATATTCAAACATTTTTACAGTCCTAGTATCTTATATTTATGGAATTCCAAATGG